ATTATCCTGTCCGCGCAGCCCATATATCAACTTTGGCTCGCCGACCTCTTGGGATTGGCATTATTAATTTCGCTTACTGGTTAGCAAAGAATGATACTAATTACAGTAATCCNAATTTAGAACTAATTCACGAATACGCTGAAGCNTGGTCATATTATCTTATTAAAGCCTCAGTAGATTTAGCATTTGAAGTGGGTTCACCAAAAAAATCTAATCAGACAAAATATAGTCAAGGAATTCTTCCAATCGATTCTTATAAGAAAGAGGTTGATGAATTAGTAGATCCTATATATAAAATGGATTGGGATTATATTAGAAGATATGCTGTATCATATGGTATTCGTAATTCTACACTTATGGCCCTGATGCCAGCTGAAACATCTGCACAAATTAGTAATTCTACTAATGGTATTGAACCACCACGTGCTTTAGTTTCTATTAAACAATCTAAAGACGGTGTGCTTAAACAAGTAGTTCCAGGTATTCAAAGATATAAGAATAAGTATGAATTACTCTGGGATCAAGAATCTCCAGAAGGTTATCTTAAGATTATGGCAGTACTACAAAAATTTATTGATCAGGGAATTTCTGTAAATACATCATATAATCCTAAATTTTATCCGGATGAAAAAATTCCTCTATCAGAAATGTTAAAGCATATTTTATTATTTTATAAGTATGGTGGAAAGCAACTATATTACAATAATACAAATGATGGCGCTGGTGAATTAGAAGATAAACCATTAGCACCTGGCGAAGTTAATCAAGAAGATTGTGAGTCATGTAAACTATGAGAAATATTCTAAGATATAAAGTTAATAATGCTGAAGTTGTAGAAAATTTAAAGCATGTCTTGAATCGTGAAGAAGCACGTGGATTGTATGGAGATATGGCAGTATTCATTCTGCATGATATTCTATATGCAGCAGAACATGATCCGAAATGGTTTTATAATACATTTTATGATCGTATTGGATATGATATTCATAAGGAAGATTAATGTCAGTTTTTAATACACTATCAAATATAAGTCATTTAGATAGATCATGTTTTTTTGATGACTCAGTAGATATTGCACGATATGATAAACAAAAATATCCTTTTTTCGAGAAACTTACAGAAAAGCAATTAGGATTCTTTTGGAGACCAGAAGAAATAGATTGCACTAAAGATTCAAAGGATTTTAAGGCTCTTACAGATAATGAAAAACACATCTTTACCTCTAACCTTAAACGCCAAATTTTATTGGATTCTGTACAAGGTCGTGCACCGTCATTGGCTTTTCTCCCTATTTGTTCGCTTCCAGAAGCTGAAAACTGGATTCAAACGTGGGCCTTCTCAGAAACTATTCATTCTAGGTCATATACACACATTATTAGGAATGTTTATTCAGACCCATCAAAAATCTTCGATGAACTCCTCGAAGTTCCGGAAATATTAGATTGTGCTGATAGTATTAGTAAGTATTATGATGAACTGATTAGATGGAATCAGATTATGAGTCAAAATAGGTACGGTGAATTATATAGACACCCTGGTGAGTTGTGGGATCGACCTTTGACTGCGCATGAACATAAGAAAGCTCTTTGGCTTTGCCTTAATGCTGTAAATGCTCTAGAAGGTGTTCGTTTCTATGTATCTTTTGCGTGTTCATGGGCATTCGCAGAATTGAAGAAAATGGAAGGTAATGCTAAAATTATTAAGCTTATTGCTAGAGATGAAAATCTACATTTAGCTGGTACGCAACAACTTCTCAAAATTCTGCCACAAGAAGATACAGATTTTGCACAAATTCGTACTGAACAATCGTTAGAAGTAGAAAAGATTTTTGCGGATGTTATTCGACAAGAAAAGAATTGGGCAAAGTATCTATTTAAAAATGGTACACTAATTGGTCTTAATGAAAAGCTTTTATGCGATTATATTGATTGGATTGCTGCACGAAGAATGAAAAGCATCAGTGTTCCAACTTATGATTTAGCTAAGAGTGCTGCTAATCCTCTTCCATGGACACAAAAGTGGATTGCCGGATCAGATGTACAGGTAGCACCACAAGAAACTGAAGTACAGTCTTACATTTTAGGTTCAATAAATAAAGATGTTACATCCGATACTTTTAGAGGTTTTACTCTCTAAAGTATTATAATATCTTTAGGAGTACTATATGAAAGACGACAATTGGATTACATGTAAAGAATGCACTTCAGAATTTAAAATTATCAGTTCAGTATCAAATGAATTAGAAGTAGAATGGTGTCCTTTCTGCTCTGCAGAAATAGATCGCGAAGATCTAGATATTGAAGATGAAGACTACTAATGGAATGGACATACCTCGGAAAACCATTCGAGGATCCGGGAGATAATTACGGATATGTTTATAGAATAACTAATCTAGTTAATGATAAGCAATACATCGGTAGAAAATATTTTACTTTAGCTGCAACTAAACAAGTTAAAGGTAAGAAAAAGAAATACCGTAAAGAATCTGATTGGAAGACATATTTCGGATCTTCTAAAGATCTTCTAGAAGATGTAGAAAAATACGGTCCCGAAAAATTTAAACGAGAAATCTTACGTCTATGTAAAAATCGTACAGAATGCAGTTATTATGAATCTCGTTATATTCTAATGGAAGATGCTCTTCTTAGAGATGATTATTATAACAGATGGATTTCATGTAAGATTACAGAAATACACTTAAAATCCATAAAAAAACGCATTTAGTGGTGTACATTTAATCCAAAAGGGTATATATTTAATATATAAACTATTTTGGAGGCTATCATGGATTACAAGATTTATGATCTCCCTACTGAAAGGGATGGTCTAGACGCAGTCGAAAAGAAATTAGTTGAGCTTATTCAAACCTATCGTGGTGATAAACTCAGTTTAGATTCGATTGAATTAGATTACATGGACTGGGCCAATACTGTTATTGCTACTAAAATGAAAGATTAATATGAGTTATATTATTGGAACTGTCGTAGAGACAGATCAAGGAATATTTTGTCTAGATCCAAATGATAATTTTGTCTCAAAAAGTCTCATAGAGGATGGTTCTTATGGCCTCTATGAGATTGAGAGACTTAAGAACATTATTACACCAGAAACACGAATTCTAGTTGTTGGTACACACATTGGTTCTTTGTGTATTCCACTATCTAAGATGTGTAAATATTTAGTTGGTATTGAAGCTAATCCTAATACATTCAAATATCTTGAAATGAATGTTAAGCTTAACGATTGTGAGAATGTTAGTGTCCACAATGTAGCAGCTAATGATACTAATGGTCTAATTCAATTTGTTCTTAATACTGATAATTCAGGTGGATCTAAGCGTAAGCCTCTTTATGCCGATAAAGATTATTATTATGATGATCCGGAAACCGTAACAGTTGAAGCAGTTCGACTGGATGAATTTCTAGAAAATCAATATTTTGATATTATTCTTATGGATATTGAAGGTTCAGAGTATTTTGCTCTTTGTGGAATGCAAAACATTCTTGAAACGGCTCATACTTTGATTGTAGAATATCTTCCACATCATCTATCAAGAGTTGCTGGTATTACACCCGAACAATTTTTAGAACCTATTAGTAAACATTATGATACACTATCAATTCCAGTAGCTAATTATCAGACATTTCTGAATCATCAATTTCTTCAAGTACTATCAGAAATGTCTGATAGAAATATTGGTGATGATGGTATTATTTTTAGAAAGACTATTAGATGATCTTATTACTTTTTCTTGCAGTATTATCTACTAAAGGTGTTCCTTTACCAGATATGCCTGATTCTAAGATAACGCCGGGTGTTAGCCGAAATCTTACTAAGGATGAAATTTGTTCTACTAAATGGGGAACAGATGCACGAGCTGTAACTTCTGAAATGAAAGCGGATGCATTTACACGTTATGGTTTATCAGGTAATGAAGATTGTCCTGCAGATAGTCATGGTCGTAGATGCGAAGTAGATCATAAGATTAGTCGTGAAATTGGTGGTGCAGATGATATTAATAATCTCTGGCCACAACATTATTCTGGTGATTGGAATGCTTCAGATAAAGATAGATTAGAAAATTGGGCGCATAAACAAATCTGTGAAAATGGTATGTCTATTTCAGATGCTCAACATCTAATGGATAACTGGGAACAATCATATATTAAAGCATTTGGTGGACCTCCTCAACATAATGGAAAGCAATAACATGATTATTCAAAACGCAGTAGAATGTAATGTATGCGGTGATTATATTTTTTCTGCTAATCGACATGATTTTAAAACATGTTCGTGTGGCAATATTTCAGTAGATGGTGGAATGGCTTATCTTCGTCGTATTGGAAACGGAATCACTAATAAGTCATATACTGATCGATCGATGGAAATGTCAGAAACCTGTATCGATGAATGTAAAACAGCATTGCAATGGGCTGAAGATACTGGCAGAAACAAATTAGGCGCGGTTTTAGCAGTAATTCGTGCTCTAGAAAAGAATGGTTATATTAATGCAAAATGATGATGAGCAAACAGCCATGGTTAATGCTTGGTGTGATCAAGAAGAATTGGCACATAATTATGCTGAAGGAACTAAATGGTGGACTGCACAAACCAACGAATTTTGGGAATCCTTAGATTATGAGCAAAAACTTTTAGCATTTTCTGCTGTATGTAATAAAATTTATCAGGGCGATATTATAGATGAAGGATCATATAGGCATGTTCTTTATCAAGTATTTGGGTTTGATATTGATTCTTACTCTGTAGGAATGGATTGTCATTATATGGATATTCATAATTCTATTGATGTTAGTTGGAAAACTAAGAAAAGAGAAATCGATGAAAGTTAATATTAGAGATTACCCTAATTGGTGGGGTCCATATCAAATTGCTGAACTAACCAAATATCTTGGAATTAACGAACAGAATCGATATAAAATCGGTAATATTTTATCTAATAATAAACGGTTTAATGATGCATGTAATTGGCTTCATGAAAGAACCAAACAATATATTGAGGTAAAACTAGATAAGCATGATACGTGGAGTTTAGATTTTACATTATCACATATTATTCATCCTGCTCTTGTACAACTCAAAGCACAAAAACAAGGTGCACCTATTGTTGACGACGAAGATGTTTCTGCAGAATTAAGATCAACATCAGCACCTCCAAAGGAAAATGAATGGGATACAGACGATAATCATTTTAAGCGTTGGGATTATGTTCTAGATGAAATGATCTTTGCTCATTATTCAGTTTGTCATCCAGAATGGGAAGAACAATTTTATTCAGGTGAATGCGATATTGTTTTCGAAAAATCAGATCATGGAACATCTAGATTAGAATGGGGACCTAATCATACTTTTAAAGCAGATCAAAATGCTATAAATGCATATAATGCAAGAATTGATAATGGTTTACGTCTATTTGGAAAATATTATAGGGCTTTATGGTCATGACAGATATTGAAAAATTAGCAATTGCCGAATTGAATCAAGAAGAAATTAGACGACTTATTGATGAAGCAAAAGAACGAATTAAGTCTAGAAAAAGATATTGGTTTCCGTGGAAGATTATTTTTAAAATTGAAAGAAGGAAGTAAATTATGTTTGATATGAAGAAGATTGAAGAAGAAGCTCGTAATGAACTTGCTGCAGAAAAGGCGAGTACTGCTAAGACTAAGATTAAGTCGCATTTAGCTAAGATTGCAGCAGCAGAAACTGTAGTACGTAACCTTAAGGAAGAATATCAAGTTCTATTACGTGATATCGGCGTATAATGTCTCTGACTTATCCGGATTATAATAATTTAAGATATGTTCAGTCCACACCAATTGATGTATATTGGGCTGGTTGGAGATCTA